ATATACATTAAAACAATTACGATCCGTAAGACAATTCGATTGTGCAGTTAAGCTCTTTAATCGTGAGAGCAATTGGCGCACTAATGCGCGTAATGCTGGACATTATGGGATAGTCCAAGGTAAAAGCAACTATCTCAAGACTGCTACCGGCTATCAACAAATAGACTGGGGCTTACGCTATATACGCAACAGGTATGGCATAGATGACAATGGCAAGACCAACGTATGCTTAGCACTTGGACATTCATATAAGAATATGTGGTACTAATGAATAAGCACAAGGCTATGGGTAGTGGCAAGTGGAAGCAGCTAAGATTGCGTATCCTTGCTAGAGATGGCTATGAGTGTGGCTACTGTGGTGGGGTAGCAGACTCAGTGGATCATATAGTCAGTCGTGCTAGTGGTGGTGCTATGTGGGATGCAGAGAACCTGATTGCTTGTTGTAAGCCATGTAACTCACGTAAAGGCGATAGGCCTGCCTCTAAGCGTGTTTTTTTAGGTACAGAGTCTACCCCCCCTGCCTTTTCTGACTCCTCTCTCCCTGAGACGGTCTCAGTCTTCCCAGACTCTCCGTTTCAGAGCCAAAGTGAAACCATGCAGTCATGACTGAACCCAAGCCAAAACCAGCCAAGAGAGGGGCAACGAAAAAGAAGCTCGTGGGGCACACAAAACCACGCATCCACACGCCATACCTCAAGGGCGATAGCCAGGTTGATGAACTTGCTGATCTAGCAGAAAAGATAGGCATACCTTTGATGCCTTGGCAGCGCCATGTCCTTGAAGATATGTTGAGAGTTGACGCAGACGGCAACTGGAGGCGTAAAACCATAGGTTTGCTAGTCGCACGTCAGAATGGCAAGACTCACCTCGCTCGAATGATTATCTTGGGGCATCTGTTCCTCTGGGGTAGTAAGAACATCATCGCTATGTCCTCTAACCGCAATATGGCTCTGGACACCTTCCGGCAAGTTGCTTTCACAATCGAGACCAATGAGTTCCTGAAATGTCAGTTGAAGAAAATACGCTATGCCAATGGACAGGAAGTTATTGAACTCCTGAATGGTGCGCGTTATGAGATTGTTGCTGCGACTTCTGACGGATCACGTGGTAAGACCGCTGACTTACTTTATGTTGATGAGCTGCGAGAAATCACTGAGGAAGCATGGACGGCCGCTCGCCCAACAACTAGAGCGCGTCCCAATGCCGTTACGCTTACGACGTCAAACGCAGGTGATGGCGTCCATTCGACGGTACTCAATGATTTACGCGAGCGTGCTTTGTCTTACCCTTCTCCTACCTTCGGTTGGTATGAATACTCTGCTCCGCAATATTGCAAGATTGATGATCGTAATGGTTGGGCTATGGCGAATCCGGCTCTCGGTTTCACTATTACGGAAGAAGTATTGGAAGAGAGCGTTGCAACCAACTCCATAGATTCCACCAGAACGGAAATGCTGTGCCAATGGGTAGATGCCCTTTCCTCTCCTTGGCCACACGGAGTTATCGAGGAAACCAGCAAATCGGACTTGGTTCTGCCTCAAGGACGTCCTACCGTCTTTGCTTTTGACGTTTCACCTAGCAGACGCTCCGGCGCTCTTGTGGCTGGACAAGTTTTGGAGGATGGAACTATTGGCGTTGGCTTGATGCAACAATGGACGTCCGAAGTGGCAATTGACGAGACCAAGATGGCAGCTGAGATAAATGAATGGGCAAAGAAATACCGCCCACAAATGATTCTCTACGACAAATACGCAACTGCCTCAATTGCTCAGCGATTAGAGCAAAGCGCCCAAAAGGTCGAGGACATATCTGGTCAAAGGTTCTACCAAGCCTGCGGAGAGCTACTAGATCACTTTGTCAATAATAAACTTGTCCATTCTGGTCAACCAGAGTTAGTCCAACAGTTCAACAACTGCGCGGCTAAGACTAATGACTCAGGCTGGAGAATCATCAGACGCAAATCTTCGGGAGATGTGGTCGGGGCTATCGGAATTGCCATGTTGGTTCACTGGCTATCTAAACCCCAGTCAACACCAAAAATATTTGCCATCTAGTTGCACGATATGTCGGGTTTATGGTATATACTTAGCGAATGGGTATTTTGTCTGCTTTAGGGCTTACTAAAACTGAACCAGCAATCAAAGCGCAATACGCTCCACCCGTTATGTCAGATACTTATCAGTATCAGATTCCATACAACCTTCTTACAATTGACCGCATCTCTGCCATGTCAATTCCTGCCGTTGCTCGCTGCCGTAACTTAATCTGCGGAGTAATTGGCTCAATGGAATTGTCTTTGCAGCTAAAGCGCACTGACGAAGAAATTCCTAAATTGCCTTGGATGGATCAACCATCTCTCAATCAACCAATGCCAGTCACTTTGGCGTTCACTTGCGATAGCCTCCTATTCTTTGGTGTCGCATATTGGGAAATTACGGAAGTTTATGCAGACAATGGTTATCCGGCACGATTTAACTGGGTTGCCAACTCTCGCGTTATCCCTAAGTACAACAAGAGCAACACATTCATCGAAGGTTACCAAGTTGATGGATTTGTCCGACCTATGTCTGGTGTTGGCTCTCTCGTAACTTTCCAGTCCATGACTGACGGAATTCTCAATACTGGCGCAAGAACTTTGACGTCAGCTCTTGATTTGGATAAGGCTGCTGCTGTTGCTGCTGCTACTCCAATGCCATCAGGAGTTCTCAAGAATTCGGGGGCTGATCTAGGTGAAGCCGAAGTTCAAGGTCTTTTGTCTGCTTGGCGCAACGCTCGCAATAACCGTTCTACTGCATATCTCACAAGCACATTAGATTTCCAGCCTGCTGCGTTTTCTCCTAAAGATATGATGCTAAACGAAGCAAAGCAGTATATGGCTACGGAAATTGCTCGTTTGTGCAACGTTCCGGCATATTACATATCAGCTGACATGAATAACTCAATGACTTATTCCAATGTCCAAGATGAGCGCCGTCAGTTCGTATCTCTTTCCTTACAGCCTTATATCTCAGCGATTGAGTCCAGACTCAGCATGAACGATATAACCCCATCAACTCAATACATCGAATTTGACCTAGACAGTGGCTTCCTTCGCGCTAATCCAATGGAACGCCTAAATGTCATAGAGAAAATGCTTAACCTTGGCCTAATAGATGTTCAACAGGCTATGGCTATGGAAGAACTATCACCGAACGGGAGTGCAAGTGCATCTAACATTCAATAGTCCTGAGATTCAATGCGATCAAGGCCGTCGAGTCATTACTGGACAGATTGTGCCTTTCGGCGCTTCTGGATTTACTAATGTTGGCGAAGTTCAATTCGCTGCTGGTTCTATTCAAATTGACCAACCAAACAAGATTAAGTTCCTCCTAGAGCATGATCCAAAAGCACCACTAGGAAAAATTATTCCTGCTTCGATTATCGAGTCCGCTACCGGAATCCAAGCCTCATTCAAGGTCTCCAACACCAGCCGAGGAACAGACGCACTCATCGAAGCATCAGACGATCTCCGCTCAGGTCTGAGTGTTGGAGTCGAAGTTATTGCGAGTGAACCTCGTGGCAAAGTCCTTTACGTCACCGCTGCACGTCTAACAGAAGTTAGCCTCGTGCAAGCAGCCGCGTTTGGCGAGAACGCGCAAGTCACTAACGTTGCAGCATCAGAGGGTGAAACCTCCGAGGAAGCACAATCCGAAACCCAAACAGAAAGTGAGGCTATCTTGGATACAACTCCAGATACCGCAGCACCCGAGGCTCACGTAGAAACCCCTGCGGTCGAAGCCTCACGCCCAACAGTTACAGCAGCTATGTACACTGAACCACGCCTTGAGTTCACAAAGGAAAAGTACCTTGAGAACACAATCCGCGCACAATTCGGTGATGATGATGCAAAGATGTACATCCGCGCAGCAGGCGCTTCAACAACTAACAACGCTGGTCTCGTACCAACACGTCAGTTAACAGAAGTTATCAACCCACTCGCTAACGCTGACCGTCCATTCATCGACGCAATCTCCCGTGGAGTTTTGCCAGATGCAGGTATGACTTTCGAAATCCCTAAGATTTCAGTTGTCCCAACAGTTGCAGTTACAGCTGAAGAAGCAGCACCATCAAACACAGTGATGGAAGATGCTTACCTTTCAGTAACAGTTCAGAAGTTTGCTGGACAACAGACATTCTCAGTCGAACTCCTTGATCGTTCTTCTCCAGCGTTCTACGCTGAATTGGTTCGCAACATGGAATACGCATACGC